ACCATGTACTGAGCACCAAGACCGAAGCCGAAGTCTTGGCCATGTTGGAGGCCGAGAAGAAGGGGCCGCGCCGTGTAGTGGTGCTGGAGCGTCTGCACCAGCGGTACAACGTGCTGCGCGTGTCCCGGGAACGAGTGGAGTTATTGAATGGCTGACCCCACCAACCCGGAGCATTACAAGAGCCACCCCTCGGGGATCGAGTGCATCCAGATCACCGAGCACATGAACTTCAACCTGGGCAACGCCATCAAGTACATCTGGCGCGCCGGGCTGAAGGGGGAAAAGGATGCTGACCTGAAGAAAGCGCGCTGGTACCTGGAGCGCGAGATCGAGAGGATCAAATGAGCCTGACATCAAGAGCAAGAAACCTTTTTCCCACACGGCGCAACGCAGCGAAGTGGGTGCTGGCGGTGCAGTGGATGCGCCAGCGCAACTTGTGGATTTTGGAGAACGGCAAGATGCCGTCATGGGGGAACAAATGAAAACGTACAAGCTGACGGTGCTGGCGAAGTGGCCGGATGCAGTATGGACGGTAAATTTGGAAGCGCACGACCCAATTAACTACCACATCGTTACCTGTTCGCAAGACGGGATTATTGGGCGCGGTTGGAATGCAGATTCCGCATGGGCCGACGCAGCAAGGAGGATTGAGCATGGAAACTGATATGGAGTTTATAAATCGTATTCGACGAGGAGGGACTTCAAAGGACTTCGTGCGACTGGTCAAGTTAGCCGAAACCGCCGCGTTGATCGGGGAGCATGGATTGCAACTTGATCCACCGGATTGGCAAAGTCCACAGGGTTGGGATACGTGGGCGGTAGATCATTATACTGGTGGTGAAGTTTCACGAGTAACGAACATTGATCTTAGCGAAGCAGTCCGCGCAGTCGCGGCGAAGATCGGGGAGTGGAAGTCATGAGCGATAGCCCAACGCCGAGTGAATGTAAAGCAAGCCAAGTGGCTCCCGTTCAGTGTGAGCATGGCAGATTGCGCCGTTCGTGCGAGATATGTGAATTGCTTGATCTTGGCAAACGATTGCAAAGCTGTGGTGTTATTGAACTTGCGGTGCTTACTGAAAATCGCTCTCTCAGCGAATACATGGAGCATTGGGAGAATCGCGCAATTAAGGCAGAGCGCGAACTAGCCGCCAAGGACGCGGAACTGTCTGACCTGCGCGATGACGTGAAGCGGCACATTGAAATTGCATCGTTCAACGCAGAGGATTCGCTTAAATGGCGAACGCTGTTTCAGAACGAGCGCGACCACATGAACGCGGCACAGGAGGAAATCGAACGGCTGCGCGGGGAACTGGCAGAGGCAAAAGAAACCATCACGAAGTTCGGGAGATGGCAGCACGAACTAATGACAAGAGCAGAGCAAGCCGAGTCCCGCGCTGCTGCCAACGAGAAGGATGCGCAGAGGTTTAATCACCTACAGAATCTGCCGATTGTTGAGGCGCAGGCATTCTTTTGGACTTACGCAAGCAGGAAGCAACGTGCCGCCGCCATCGACGCAGCAATGGGAGACCGCAATGCTTGAGCCGAGAGCGTGGATGTATCAGCAGCATGACAAACATCGTGTGTCGCTGAACCAAGAGCGTCCAGATGATGTGCCATTGTTCACCCTGCCCGACCTGCTGGCGGCGCTGCGGGAGATTCGGCAACACGTAGATTATGACGATGGTCAAGGAAACAACGACGCATCTGTATTGCGCGGCAGGCTTGCGATCATTAAGGATTTGCTATCCGACTTCGAGCGGCAGATGGAGGGGGAGAAATGAGCGAATGTCAGCACATGATTGTGACGCGCTGGAAGTTTACTGACGACACACCCGCCGATCTGTGGTCATGCGACGAGTGTCGGTTGCGGTTTGAGCCTCTCAAAGCGGCCAAGAAGAGATATGAATCAGCCAACCCGCTAGGGGGGCCTGCCAGAATGTTTGAGTCAATTGCAGGGCGCATCCGTAGTGGCGAGGATTACTACACGGTTCTGGCCGACTATGGCGTTACCGTGGAGGACGCGAAATGAATCCGGAGCGGGCGCAGCAGATTGCTTTAGACGCAATGGAAACAAATCAATGTTGGGAGGACTTGATTATCTCTGCCATCCTGCAAGCCTGCGCAGAGCAGCGGGAAACGGATGCAATGATTTGCGATACCACAGCAGAGTTTCATGGCTTTTACGGGACGGCAGCAAAAGACGCGGCGGTAAAAATCAGGGGGCAGACATGAACCCACACATCGTCATCGAAGAGCATCCGCACTCTCTGCGCCACCTGATTATGTCCTACGTTTTTTGTGGAGGACTATTCTTCCTGATCGGCGTGGGTGGCAGACCCATCATCGACTACACATGGAACAGATGGATGGACGTACCGCAAGTCACGGTGCCGTGTGTGCCGGAACCTAAACCAACACTTAACTGGGGAAAAAAATGACTAGACCAGCCATAAGGATTGATGACCGGCCTAAGTTTGCAGGTATCGTTCTTGATGAATCTAAATCTTGCGCCGCGTCTTTAGAATGCTTCACCAGCAACAAGAAAGTTGCTGAGAAAAAGAAGTGGATAGCAGAGCATGACCTGTACATGACTTCATTCGGAAGGGTTATGTCCAAGCACGAAGACATCTTCATGGATGCCGTGACGGGTAGTTTCTACAACTCGGATGGACGGTGCCGGTCATCGTTTACGCTTGAACTGGGTGAGGTCTGGAAAGACCAAGCGGGTGCGGCTGAACAACTGATGAAGTTAAACCCTGACCGTGGAGGTGTGGAATGAGTTGCCGCCAGTGTGGAAAGAAAACCGAGCAATTGTGCGCCAGATCGGATTGCTGGAATACCGCAGCCAACCTGAAGATCATAATAAAGGAAGAGGTTGATCCCAAGATCGCGCAGAAAGAAGCAGTCAAAGGGTTTGCCGATAGCTTTCACAAGGTTGCATCCTGGGCGCAAGCGAACGGCGCAATGCGACCACAGGACAAAGACGCTATCCGCAGGATGGCATCAGAAACCGTTTACGCCGCGATGACGTATGCGGCCATTGCAAGGAGTCTGTGATGAGCCAAGAAGATTTTGAAGATGCCAAGCGCGCCTACATTGAGTACCTGTTGCTGAACGTGCGCCTGGAGGACTGGCACGGCGTCTCTGATGCGGCCAATGATTTGCGGGTGCTGGAAGCAGGGCAAAAAAAATCCCAGAGGGGAGTCTGGGAAAAGGGGGGGTAGTACATGGCAGCTTGATTCTACTTGAATGGGCGCGCGCCGGTACGGTCAATAATCAGGGCCGACTTGCGCGGTGCCAGATCCGGGGCGTTGGGAATACTGATATGCGTCCAGGCGTCGAACTCGCGGATGATCTGGTCGTAGTCTAGCCGGGACGCAAGGATCGCCCGCACGACCTGATCTGGGGTCATGCCGGGCACCCGGAAGTCAGCCGCGCAACCTAGCCGGTGCTGACTGGTGTCTTTCGATCCTACGGCATCATTGACCGCCTTGGAGCGGTAGGCCGAGGACACCAGAATAGGCTTGAACTGTAGGGCTTCCTTGACCTGTTCCAAGAACAACGCCAGACGGTAGAGATTGACCTTTGCGTCATCGTCTGGCGTGTTGTCTAGCGTCCTGTGGTCGGTATGCGTCAGTTCCGCAAGCGTAAAGTGAGGGGTCATCTGTTGCCAGGGTCAGCCTTAACAACTCCACCAAGACCTAGCGCGGCAGCTACACCCTGTGCCAAGAGTTGATATTGCGGTGGGATGAAAGGCGCGGCGACCATGAAAATAACGCCCATTCCGGCCATCGTACTCGGTTCACCAAATCTTTTTCTGAGCCAGCCCATATCTACCTCCTTAGTAGTTCATTTTTTAAAGACAACCACACTGCGTAAAAAACAGCGGTCAGAATGGACACGCTGCCCCACTTTACAACGTGTGACAGAAGTGCGCCGTAAAACTCAACTCTGCGCTTTTCTTTTTCAATGTGGACAGTGACCCACATATGGTGATCGTAGTGTTCCGAATCGGAAACGCTCCGCGATTGCTGTAAAGCGCGAACCATTGCAACCGACAGCTTCTCACAGACCTGTTCCAATTCGGATTCACTCATTTTTTCTCTTCCAACTGCGGTTGTGCTTGCGCCTGAATCTTGGCAATCAGGTCTTTGACTTGGATGTAGGGCATATTCCCCAGTGCATTGAGGATGCCGTTGACTTCGTTCAGTTCAAGTTTCAGTTCGATCATGGGTGGGCATCCTTGTAGGCATCGAACTCGGCGCGGAGTGCGGCGAGGCGGGAATCTAGTTGCTGAATGGCCTTGCTGGTAAGCGCGAAGCCATAGGCTAAATCCATGTTCCAGTAGTTCTTTGTCCCATCCGCTTCTTCATCTACAAGCGGTTTGTTGACCAGCCACGGCACGACACTGATTGCTTCTTGCGCTACAACGCCCATCCACTCACCGCGACTGTCTCTGTTGTTCACACACTGGTCACTTGGATCGTTCCATCCGTGGTCAACAACGCGAAGCTGGTTGATTATTCCAACGGCGTCGCGTTCGGTATCGCGAATGTTTGTTTTCAGCCGCGCATCAGATGTGACATTGATCGAAGCGTTGCCGATATAGAGTGTCGCTGACGATGCTCCAGCACTTGATGAGAAGATGCGCCCCGCTGTAGCACCTGTCGCCGTTGGGTTGACGCCGACATAGACGTACATGGTATCAAGATCACAGTACCACTGCGTCGTGCCGGATTGCGTCAACGACGTATAGCCTGACGTAAACTTCATTCTTGCAGTCGCAGTACTTCCGATGCCCCCGCCTGCGGAGTTTGACTGAGCGATACACAGCATCCCGTTGCCAAAGTCGCCTTGGTTGATAACCCAATTTATATGCCCCGAAGCAACGGACTGACCGGATAACCAAAGGCTCGCGCCAGAATTAGTTTGGTCGCCAACCTGAATGGACGAATTAGTCGCCGTCGAGCCAACCACCAAACCCGTTGTACCCAGAGCCATTCCCTTGACGGAATTGACAGAGCACGCCAACGTGTTCGCGGCGGGTAAATACAGACCATTTGATGGGATGGTTGCGCTGTTCGGGATGAATGCAGTGGCTGTCATTGCGCCCGTAAAAGTATTAGCCCCCAGCGTTGCCAGCGTTGCCGTTGCACTGGGCAGGGTGATGACTGCTGTGACCGCATCGACGGGGGTCAGTGTGGAAGAGCCTGATGTGGCTCCGGTGAGTACGAGGGTTCCCATTATTTTGCCTCCAGTGCGGCTTTAGTACGGATTTTGGATGGTGTGGTCATATTCATGCCAATGTGTAAGTAAATGCACCGGCAACGGAAGCGGCTGTTCCGCTTCCTGTCCATACGTTTCCGCCAGCAGTTGCCGTAAATGTCAGAACACCAGCAGTCGACACCCTAAACTGCGCGGCTACATAAGACCCTCCATTATCTGAGGATGCCATAAGGCCATACTGAGTTCTTGCTGGGTAAAGAGCCGCTGGCATCCCAGTGATTGTCTTGGAGGTTGTGTTGCTTGTTGCAGTCCAATCGGGGATATTTAATGTTACTGTGTTGCCAATGACGGTGTAGCGGATGGTGTAGGTTGGGGATGTTGTGCAGCCCGTGAGTGTGCCAGTGTAGGAATCTACAATATAACTCGTCCCTGCCACACTCGTCAGATTAACCCCGCCGGTTAAAGTAGTCTGACCAGAAGCGCTAAGCGTCCCAGTAACAGCAGCACCCGCGCTGGTCAGGGCAAGGATCGTCGTACCACCGGATTGCAGGGACAGGTTGCCGGATGTGTCTGCCGTCTGGACGAGGCCAGCGGAGGTGGAGGCGTTGATTGTGGTTGTCATTTTGCCTCCAGTGCGGCTTTAGTACGGATTTTGGATTGTGGGGTTATCATACGTTATACACAATCGTGCCTATGTTACGAGTGCCATCACCGCCGGGATAGGTGGCGTTGTAGTAGTAAACTTGCATTGCTGTGGCTGTATCGCCCAGTCGTATCTCTGTGATGCTTCCGGTGCTGTTCAGTTCATGACCTACTCCGGCGGACTTCCCACTCGCTGCGGTGGGTAAACCCGCAATGTTCAGATAGGTTGCCCCTGTTCCGTTGGTCGTTATTACAACGTCGTATCTCGCAACGATTACTCGTCCGATCCTTGTGTACGCGCCACTAACAGCACCCACAGTCGTGATCGTGCCGGTGCCAGAAGTAACTACCGGCGTCCATGTACCCTCAATATAACTCGTCCCTGCCACACTCGTCAGATTAACCCCGCCGGTTAAAGTAGTCTGACCAGAAGCACTTACCGTAGTAAAAGAACCCGCCGCTGAAGAACTGATTCCCGGCGTTGTTATCCCACTCGTACCGTCTAGTATTAAACTCATAGCATCCTCACAGAATGACCCAGCGATAACCGCTTGGGATCGTTACGACTACACCGCTGTTCACCGTAATCGGGCCTACGCTCATGGCTGACTTGCCACTTGATAATGTATAGCTGGTAGTGACAATCAGTTGGTTCTCATTAAATACTTCATCTGCTCCACCACCAGTTGCACCGCCCCCGCCCCCGCCGCTGCTGGCGGCCACGTTATCGGCGGTCCAGATCAGCACGTCGGTGGAGTCTTTCAACTCCATGTAGTAGAACAGGCTGCCGAGCCAGATGGACGCCTCCCCGCGACTGTTCAGGATCACCGGGTTGGTGTTGGCCGTCCCGGCGTTGTAGTCGGTGTAGGTCGCAAGCGGCGTGGTGGTGCCCGCCGCATAGGTGTACAGTTTGCCCCCCGACAACGGAACCCCGTTGGCAGTGAAGAACTGCATGACCGGCGTGGGAAAGAGAGATGCGCTCATAGGTTAGGGCCTCAATGCGTTACTGGGGGTGGTGTCAGGCGACAAAGCATTGACCACACCTTGCCTGGTGCCCGCCATCAACGCGGGGTTCCATGACTGACTATTGGTCATAATACGCAGCACGGTATTGCGGTCTTTGGCCGGAACCGTTGCCAGCATCTCGTTAGCACTGGCACCGGATTGCATACCTTCAGCCAAAGCCTTTAACGTAGCCTTGTTGACCTTTCCCTCAAACTCACGCAAGCCTTGCCGCGCAACGGCGATCTTGGTACTAAGCGAGGGGGGGAAATTAAATTTGGATGCGGTGTCTTGAATGATGTTTGACAGTTCTTCCCCGCCTTGCGGGGCCAGATTCTTCAGTTTCAAATCCCGTTCAGCCGCCGCCGCAATGACATCAAAGCGTTTGGCCGCCGCGCCCATTTCTTGGGTAAAGTCATACTTACCCGGGCCAAAGATGTCTTCCACCAGTTTGGGATTGTTACCCCGTACCAAGTTGATAAACCCTTGCTTGTCGCCCGAGGTGTACAGTTGACGCGCAGCATCAGCTAACTTCTTCTCTTCAATGCCGTGCATTCCTTGCTCAAACGTCTTCAGGTACGCAGTCCAGCCCTTGCCACCGGCTTGCTCAATTGCGCTGTCAAATAGCGGGCGCACATGTTGCAAGACTGATTGGGCAAACTGCCGCCGCTGGTCTTCGGTAGCCCCAGGGTTCAAGTCAGCAATAGCACCGGCCACACCGTTTTTACGGATCGCGTACAACGCTTCCGGCGTGATGACCCCGTGCTTGTTTGTCCAATCTTGCAACATTTGCGCCACGCGAGTAACGGCCCCGGCGGCGTCCCTGTTGGTGCCAATTTCCGGATCCGCTAACTTGCTTTGCAACGAACTGACAATGTCTTCTGATTTGAGCGGAGTCAACCCGGCAGCTTTTAACCGAGCCACACGCGCTTGGGCATCCCGTGCGGCTTCGCCAAACAGCAGCGATGTATCGGCAGCAGTGGACGCAACTTGGTCGGCCCGCGCCGCAAGTTGCCCGGGGTACGTATCGGCTATGCGCGTAGCACCCGGCATACCCAGCGCCCGAACATCGCCGCCCATTGAACTGGGCAACCAACTTCTTGCCCATTCTTCCGCACGGTCTACTGCCGCGGTAAACTGGCGCACCCGGTCAACTTGTGCCGTGGCACCCTTGGCATACCCAGCCGCCTGCGCGGTCAACTCGGGCTGCAACGCGCCCGCCGTACCAGCGGCGGCCAAAGCGGTTTCGCGCATCGGCGTGGTGATGGCGTTCAAAGCATTCTTTGACTGCTCTTGTACCGCGCGGGCCTCGGTGGCGGTGGCCCCGCCAGCCAGATTGGCCAGTTCATTGACCGCCGCGTCGTCTTGCGCTTGCGCCGCGCGGGTGAATACGCTGCGCGGGTTTTGGCCTTTGGCCAATGCGTCGAGGGCCGACCAAGTTGCGTTTTGAATACCTATGGTAGCTTGACCAGACGTTAGCCCTTGCTCGGCAGCAGCGTTGGCTGCGCGGATAGCGGCTAAGTCACCACCGGCTACTTTACGCGCAATCTCGCCCGCTTTGACCGCGCCCAGTTTGCCGGTCAGCGCGTCCATAAGCCAACCGCCGCCACGGCCAAGTAACTTGACCGTTGCCGCGCCTGCGGTAGGCAGCGCGGCCCCCACCGCTGCGCCCGTGCCGGTGTCGTCGGGATTGACCGCCAACGCGCTTGCGCCACCGGTAACCGCCCCGCCCGCTGCGCGAGTGGCAGCATTAGCCAAGCCGGGTTGCATCCCCGTGCGAAAACCACCGGTGGTCAAAGACGTAGCCAGTGGTGCCAAACGAGGCGCAACGGCGGCTACCCCCTTGCCCAAGACACCGCCGATAGGCAACGTACCGGCTGTTTCAGCGGCAGTCTTGCCAAGCGCAAAGGACGCGGATTCCGGATCAGCGCCCAATGTCCGCAAGGCTTCTGTCATGCCCGCACGACGGTCATCTAGCCGCCCAGGAACAAAAGTTGACTGTTTACCCCGTGCTCGGGCTATTGCGTCAAAAGGTGCCATAACTGTGGCACCGATAGACCCCGCGCCGCGCAGTAGCCCGGCTAGTACGTCAACGTCGCTCCCCGCTACGCCGCGGTCAGGCGTTGCTTCGGGCGCTGCTTCGGTGGGTGTGTCGGTACGCATGACGCGGAACGCGCCTTTGTCATCTTTCTGCGCACGGGCAACGGGAACCCACGCATCACCAATCAACGCGCGAAACTCCCCCGCGTCGTTTTTTTGGACTTTAGCCGCAGATTCCCAATCGGCCATTACAGATCTTTCCAAGTACCAGATGCGCTAGACCCCGGTCTTGAGGCTTTGTAACTATACGTGTTGTCATACGCTTCACGTGTGCGGGTACGGGCGCCCTCAACACTTGCAATAGCACCGTCAAGCGCCGCTTTAACATCTGGCGCGTCTTGGCGTCGATCAATAGCCGCAAAAGATGCTTTAAGTTGTGTGCCTTCTTGGTTGGAGATGTTACCCAAAGCGCCGCCGGTTTTTGCCGCATCACGCAAATCTTGCAGTGCTTGAAAACCTCCTTTGGCCATAATCTTGTCGTAAAGTGCTTGGGCTGAACGCCCCTCTGCGGAGATCCCAGGAACTCGCCCAGCAACAACGCCCGTGATTTGCGAAAGCCCCGGGTGATCGCGCAAAGATTTAAGGTCTTTCACAAAAGAATCTGATTTAGACTCAAAGCCTTTAACCGCCGACGTTGCTTGTGGGTATACCGCTTCACGTTTCTGAATTTCTTTAGGTGTTAGTCCTTCCATTGCGTTGGCGGGCGTCATGCCTTTATTAATGGCTTCTTCGCGGCTAACGTATTTCACTGACCCATCGGGCATTGCCACAGCAACCGGCGCAGGCGGCGTTGCTTGCGTCCGCCCCGCAGCGGTGATTTGTTTCTTGTACTCAAACAACGACCCGGTAAACCCTTGGTTTTTTGCGTACTCATATTCTTTGATGAGAGGGTCTTTAGAGTCTACCGCGGGGGTAATGACGCGCGCTGTACTGGGGTCAACCAAACCGACATTGGGCACCATATGGTAGACAGGGGGGCGCAAAGCCGTTTCAATCTCTCTGTCTACAATAGCCGCCGCTGCGTTACCATTTGCTGTACCAAGGGTCAACAGCGCGTCGCGCTTTCTTCTTAGTGCGGTTACGTCTGAGCCTCCGGGCGTAAGTGTAGGGGCCAAAGCGTTGGTCTGCGTGGCCGGGGCCATTGCAGGCATAGGTGCTAAAGCGTTGGTCTGCGTGGCCGGGGCCATTGCAGGGGCTGGAGCCATACCCGTAGGTGCAGCCCCCGAAGGGTTAAGTATAGCACCAAACTTTTCTTGCTCAACGCGCTTCTGGCGCGCGGTGATACCCATGTCTACAAAATGCTGTACCCCCGAACCTATCAGTTGTTTTTCCAACTCAATAGGATCTGAAGGGCCGCCATTAGCCGCAACTACGCCGTAGAACTTCTCCAGCGCAGCCTTGTCTTTGCGCGCTTGATCCATCTGCATCTGCGACACTTGCCCTTGTCGTGCAGCTTGTTGTAGCTGCATCACTTGCAGCGCCTGGGCGCCCTGCTGCTCGGGTGAGGGCATCAGCGCGTTGGCGATCTTTGCCGGCGCTTGGGTATCGACTAGACCCCAGTTGATCTCAGCCATTATAGTTCCCTTGCTTGTTCAGACTCTGCAAGTACGCCACCACCGGGTTAGGGTTGAACGCGTTGTTCAATGCATTGCCCACTGCACCGTAGGCCGAGGCATACCCCGCGCCTGATGTCAGCCCGGCATTGGCTTGCGTGTTAGCCGCGTTGATACCAATGCTGCCGACGTTGGAGGCGTAGTTCGACCCGACGTTGGCCAAGTTGTTGGCCGTGGTTTGCCCGATGCCTGCCAGACTTTGCAGCGGCTGAAGCTGGTTGGCACGGTTGGTCTGGTAACGGTTGAAGGCGTTGGTGTACTCTTGTGAGGCCATGTCCTGACCGTACCGGGTGCCGGCCTTCAACGCCGCGCCCGAGATCAAACCGCCGCGCGCCGCCGCGTTGCGATCCATTGCCTTCAGACCTTCCGACATCCGGAACCCGTACCCCGGATCGGCGGTAAAGTCGTCCATTGAGAAACTCTTGCTGAACTCACCACCGGGAGCCATACCCGTACTGATCCGGCCCAGCGCGTTGCGACCGGCAGCCAAGTACGGTGCTTGGTTTGCTTGGTTCTGCTCAAACATCTGCCGCTGAAGTGCTGTAGCGTTGTTAGCTGCGCCACTGGATAACGCCGCCGCGTCCTTGGCCGCGCCGCTGATCTGCCCGGCCCCAAGCAACGCCCCGCCGGCTGACAGCGCCCCGCCAATCAGGCCCGTGTAAGGCTTGATGGCATTCATCCAGGAAGGAAGGCCACTGGCGGCTGCGCCGCCCATTCCGGCAGCCGATACGGCGTCAATGGCAGCGTTGGTGGGGGCGGCGCCTAAGTTCAACGCCGCAGTGTCTACGCCCGCACCCAACGCCCCCGCTTCGGCCGCAGGAATTGCCCCGGCAAGCTGCGTTCCGGCACCGCTTGCGCCAATCGCTGCCCCAGAGTTATACCCACTGGTAAGCGCGTCGGTAAGCGCATTTGCGCTGCCGGGGGAAAACGCGCCCCCGCCAACGGCGTCGGTCAACGCATTGGATGTTACACCGCCGCCAAACAAAGATCCCTCGCCAGTTCCCCAAAGTCCAGCTAAACTGCCACCGCCATACACTGCCGCAGCAAGCATGGCTAACTTTGCTACGTCACTAATCCCATCATCAGCAGCAGCATTTCGAGCCGCCAAATCCGCATCACGCTTAATGCCAGCTTGTGCGCCGGTTTCGTAAGAGGCTTGGCTTCGTTCGTTCGCCAACGCCTGTAAACGAGGGTCGTCCGTGTTTTGCAGAATGTTTCGGTAAATCTGTTCTTCGTTTGCACCGAGCTGCCACCCATTAGCGCCTGGTAGTTTCCAGCCATAACCGGGAGCAGACTTCGCCGCCGCTTGATTAAAGTCATAGTCGGTAATTCCTGTCCGCTGCATTGCATCAGCCAACATTTTCCCAACCGAACCAGGCGCTCCATAGAAACCTGTTCTTCCGAAATCATTAGCCTGGGAAAAGTACTTAGACCAGTCGCCCGCACCGGAATACGCGGGTGTGGAATTAACAGCGGGGGCTGTACTGATAGACCCGTCAGGGTTTACGTAAGACCAAGCGCCTGTTTCTGGGTCACCGCGCCATCCGCCGCCCCCTCCGCCGAAGCCGTCGGCTTCGTCCATCGGACGGTTATATTGACCAAACGCATTAAGTCCGAACATGGCTAAACCCCCGAAACTTGGCGGCCACTGGCGCGCAAGGTGACATCCAGCCCCGAGCCTCGCAAGGTATCGCCAGATTCCAAAATGTGCCCGACAACTTCAGGGCAAAGGTATGTCTCGCCGGCAGCGATGGATCGCCCGGAAATGATGGTATAAGGGGCCGAAACCGCACCGCCTGAAGGAACCAGATAAAGAGTCACTGTAACCGCTCCACCTGTGGTATTGCACAGTGTACACTTATCAATCAAAGTCGTCACGCTTGTGGAGGTATACACCACTCCCACGCCGGCGACAAGTTGCAATTCACAGAGTACTGCTGGGGTAATAGCCATGTCGTGTCCTTAAAGAATGACCCAGCGGCTAGTGCCGGACACCGTGACCGCAACCCCACTGGATAGGGTAATTGGCCCCGCGCTCGTTGCGGAGTTGCCCGCCGCCAAGGTATAACTGGTGCCAATCGTCTGGGAGTTGACCACCAGGCCATTGGTAGCGTTCAGCACTTTTGCCGCCAATTCGCCCGTGGAGGGTTTGTACAGGTAGTTGGCGTTGCTGGTGTAGATAGTCGTCGGCGTACCCGTGGTCGCAGCCGCAAACAACGGGTACAGGTTCGTGGCCGTGGACGTGTCATTGCTGATGGACGCGCCCGACACCACGGCGGCCCACGTCGCATCGCCCCGCCAGAAGGTCGAGGCCGACGCCCCGGTGCCCGAGTTCAGGTTGGTGACCGGCAGATTGCCCGTTACATCGGCGGTCAGGCTAACTGCGCCGAACGTCGGCAATCCGGCAGCATTTCCGTGCAACACCGTGGTTGTGGTGCCGGTAGAAGCTAAGGTCGCCGGGGAAACCCCCGCCCCGCCGCCAAGCACCAAGGCGTTGGCCCCCAAGGCAGCGGAAGACGCCCAAGTGGCCGCGGCGCTGAAGTAAGAGATGCCGCCCGAGGTGCCGGCCACGGTAAACGCCGGGGTCGTGGTCGGGTTGGCGACCGTGATGATGCCGCCGGTAAAGCTGACGGTAGTGACTGATCCGGAGCCTTTGTTGTTGAAGGTTGTCCAGTCGGTGCTGGTCAGATACCCGTTGACGGACGTGGTGGCCGCCGGCATGGAGATGTTGGGCGCAACCCCGCCGGAACTGACCACGGGCGAGGTGGCGGTTACGCCCGTCACCGTACCGTTTGCGCTCGTCAGCACCGTGGCGGGAGCGTACTGGAGATCCGTCAGACTGGTGACGTTGGTGCCGCTGCCGGTCAACCCAAAGATGTTGAACAGAAACCGATACCACTCCCGCGAAATCGTCCCGGTGCGTTCATCAATGAACGGCACCCGGGGCGCGGGTATATTCGTGATGTTGGTATCGGCCATCAGGACTTGGTAGCAGACGCGTGGAGTTCAGCCCCCACAATGGTGATCTTGGTGGGGTCGGTGCCGCTGACCTCGTACACCCGGTCGCGCAACTTCAAGGTCATGCCGAGCCGGCGCCAGATCACCCGTTGGCCGGTTGCACCAATGGCACCCAGCGACCGAGAGTGGTAGTTAGACCAAGTGTGCCCGCCATCGTCCGACCAACGCAGCATGACTTGCGCTTGATTGGTCAACGAAATGGGGTCAAGCTCTTGGGTTATATGATCGCCTGATTCAGTTGTGATGAAGTCAAACGATTCAGTCAGCAAATCTACATCCAGCAGTGGATCAAAGAACATACCGACTTCAGCATCAAGCTGCAAGCTGTGATGCGCGGTACGCTTCAGGTCATTTTTGCCCGTAGGCAAGGCACGCCAAGATCGCAGCCACTTTTGGGGCTGGGCGTTGTCTGCGTACACATCCAGATCAAAAGCGTAGATATTGCCGTTTTCATAGTCGCCTACGATGATGGTGC